TATTAGATTAATCCAATTAAACAATTATATTCGACCTAAAGTTGAAGAAAATAAATCAAAAAATTGGGTTTTAAATGGAAAAAATAATGACTTTTATAAATACGTTATCAATCGATATAATGGTAGTGTAACAAACTCTGCTATTATTAATTCCTATATCGATATGATTTATGGGCGTGGTATTCACGCTAAAAACGCCTTGACAAACACACAGGATTGGTTGCGTTTTAAAATGATTTTAAAAGATACTGATTTAAAAAGAATAGTTAGTGATTTCACGTTATTTAATGAGTTTAGCGTACAAGTAATAAAAGCTAAAAACAAAACTGATTTAGGTGCGATTAAGCATATACCAAAAGAGCGTGTAGTACCATCAATAGAAAACGAAGAAGAAGAAATTGAGTTTTATTGGTATTCAAAAGATTGGAGTAATGTAAATAAATTTAAACCTTTAGAATTTCCAGCTTTTGGAACTTCAAAAGATGAAATTGAAATATTTAACGGAATGCCTTATAAGGCAGGGAAAACTTATTTTAGCGACCCTGATTATTTAGCAGGATTACCATATATGGAAATGGAAGAAGAAATAGGAAACTATTACATTTCACATATTAAAAACGGCTTATCTTTTGGGTACATAATTAATATCCCTGATGGAAATTCTTTAACACCAGAGGAACAAGACGAAATAGAAAGAAAGATAAAACAACGTTTAACAGGTTCAAGTAATGCGGGTCGTTTTGTTTTATCTTTTAATGGTAGAGATGCAGATATAACCGTAACAGCTTTACAAGTAAACGATGCTCACAAACAATGGGAGTATTTAACAAGCGAAAGCAGACAACAAATAATGACTTCTCACAGGGTTGTAAGTCCTATATTATTTGGAATAAAAGACAATACAGGTTTTGGTAACAATGCGGATGAGTTAGACACAGCAAGGGAGCAGTTAATTAAGTATGTAATTGAGCCAAAGCAACAATTTATAATTAATTCTTTAGAAACCATTTTACAATATTACGATATAAATTTAGAATTGTATTTCAAACCTTTAGTAACAAAAGAAACTATTACTTTAAGCGAAGAAAAAAAAAAGACTGATTTAGATTTATTTATTGATTTAGGTGAGGATGAAGATTTAGAAATTTGGGAATTAATAGAGTGTAAACCCGTTAATTATGAAGAGGAAGAAAAAATTAGTTTAGCAAGTACAGGAACAGCAACACCGCTTAATAAATCAAGATATGATTTGTTTGATACTATTACAAGATACCGATACGCTGGAAGTTTGATAGGAGAAAGGCAATTTTGTAATAAAATGTTAAGAGCAAAAAAGATATATCGTATTGAGGATATTGAATCTATGAATGACAAACCTGTTAACGCTGGTTTCGGGCCAGAAGGAGCAAGTACTTATAATATTTTTAAATATAAAGGCGGTGTTAACTGTCATCATTATTGGGAAAAATTAACATATAAGCGCAAAAATGAAAATGTTAAAGTAGATGTTAAATCACCAATAGCAATAGACAAAAGCATACAACAACCCGCAAAAGGTTTAGCAGGAGTAGAACCTATTAATATGCCAAATAGAGGCGCATTAAATTAATATTATGGCAGAGTTTTTATTTATTACACCGCAAGAAATGGCATCAACCACTATATTAGGTGGAAATGTTGACACTGATAAATACCTTTTTTGTATTGCAAACGTACAATTAACGATTATAGAGCCGTTATTAGGAACTGAATTATACGATAAAATTTTAACCGATGCTGAAAATGACGAATTAACAGGGTTGTACGAAACAATGTATAATGATTATGTTAAACCAATTACTAAAAATAAAGCTATTGCGGAGTATATTGAAATCGGTCAATATATGGTTGATAACGGAGGGATTTACAAACATACAGGCGAAAATATAGAGGTTGTTAGTAAAGATGAAGTTATGTTTTTGTCTAACAAATACAATGCTTATGCTCAAATGTTAATTTTAAGATTTAATAAATGGATTTGTAATAATACCATTCCAGAGATCAAGACATATCAAGATGATGTTAATGCAAATCGAAATATTAAAGTTACAGCAGGATGGAAATTGAACTATAACAATCTTGATGATAGGAAATGGTATCTACAATAACAAGCGGATATAATAGAAAATGCAAAGATAGTTTAGGTGGGGTTGATGAAGTATATTTATTTCCTTATGTAAATTATTCACGTTCTCAAATTATTGTAGATGGAAATATATTAGTAACATTTCCAACAACAACTATTTATAAGTTTTATTGCAATGGCAATCCAAACGCAAATGAAACACAAGAAAATAGCGATGGTGGCAAATTCTTTAATCAAAGTTTGCCTATTGAATTGCAAGGTGTAAACGGCATTGAAAACATAAGTAAATTAGTTAATAAAGATTATCGTTTAATCTTTAGAGATAGAAACGGATTATATCGCATTTTTGGCTTATATAACGGACTTGAAAGCGGTGCTTTAGATTATGCTACAGGCGGAGCAAAAGCAGATTTTAACGGGTTTAAAATAAGTTTTACAGGTAAAGAAGAATATCAAAGTTTTTTTATAAACGATTTAGAGAATGCGGGATTTTTTGATGCGGGATTGGATTATAGAATAACCGAAGATGGAGAGTTTAGAATTACAGAAAATAACGATTTTAGAATAGTAAACTAATGGCAAATAAAAAAATATCACAATTAGACTTAGCAACCACGCCTTTAACGGGAACGGAAGAAATAGAATTAGTGCAAAGTGGAATTAGTAAGCGTGTTGCGGTTAGTGAAATTGGCGGTGGCGGTTCGCAAAACCTTCAACAAGTAACAGATGAGGGAAATGAAACTACACAACATATAAAAGTAAAATTAATTGATGAAACTGATGAGTATATAAGTGAAATTACTCCAAATTATATAGAAGTTAGCAAGAGAGATATTGCTTCATCTGATATTATTAGAAATGCTTTTGATGTAAATTCCATAACAAGATTTAATACTTTAGAGGGTAGTTATTCAATAAACCTTACTGAAGCTTCTGATGCAGTACCAACTTTAGTACAAAGAGTTTTAAAAGCTCCAATATTAACAGCAGATGCTACTATTGCAACTTTAAACGATATTGAATTTATTGTAGTTTCATCAAGCAGAACGGCATCAAACGATACTAACTACTCGGTAGTTGCAAATGCTACTTTTACAGACCCTACTCCAGTAGAGGGTAAAGGATATATTGTGTTTGTAAGAAATGGAACGGCTACTATTGGCGGAGTTGGATATACAGCGGGGCGCAATGTTTATCGTTTTTTCCATTCGGGAGCGTGGAGTAGTGTTGTTTATGTTGACAAGGATTATGTTGATGCAAAGGTTCAAAATAGTTTAACTGCAAGTACAACTATTGCACCGAGTGCTACGGCTGTGAATACAGCTTTAGGTTTAAAACAAAGAACATTAAAAGACTTTGATACAAAAGAAGGGTTTTATCTATTTGAAGATTTTATAGGAAATCCTGCAAATTCAAACTTTAATAGTTTCGGGGTTTCAACCTCAGTTTCTGGTGCTGGTGCTAGTTGTTTGCCTAATACAACATACCCTAACAGAACAAATCAACAAGGCGTAATACAATTATCGGCTGGAACGACTACGACTGGGTTTTCAATTATAAGAATTGGAGATGCTAACGCAGGTTCTCACTATTTAGGTAATGGCGTTTATACAATGCAGTTTTTTGCAAATATTGAAACGTTATCCGATGCAACAAACAGATTTTATAATTTCTTTGGAGCAACAGCAACAAACAATGTTCTATCAACAAATATTATAGCTTTTATATATGATGAGGGTGGTGCTTCAGCTAATATTGGTTCGGCAAGTCCTAATTGGAAGTGTGTGACAAGATTAACTTCAACATCAACTGTAACCACTACAACAGTTCCTATTGTTGCTGGAGAATGGTTTGTTTTAAGAATTGTTGTAAACGCAAACGCAAGTAGTATTGAGTTTTTTATCAATAATGTATCAGTAGCCACACATACAACAAACATACCAACTTTAATAACTCCAAGAATTGCTCACATTAAAACAGCTGGAACAACAAACAGAAACATATTTGCTGATTATATGTTAATTGAGCAAATTTACACAACACCAAGAACGATATGATAAAATATAGATATTACTTAGAAAATGTTATGATTGAAACTTTGGAATTATCAGAAGTTCCAAAAGGAATAAGCTATGAAACTTATGAATTTGAAGAAAAAGAGGAAATTCCTATTGAAAAAGAGCCATCAAAAGAAGAATTATTACAAACAGTTCAATCTTTGGAAGAGCAGTTAAACGAAGTTAAACAACAATTAAATAGATTATAATGAAAAAATATTTTAAAGACATTAGAAACATTTTGCACTCGTTTATTGGTCTTGTTTTAGGTTACGATATTACGATGTTATTTGGTTTTACGAATAGAGATAATTACCCTTTAAGTTGGAATGATTTAAGAACTTTATTAGCACCTATTGTTGGAGCTGTTATCATATTTGGTTTTTCTTTTTACTGGGAAAAACAGCAAGATAAAATAAGAAAAGGAGCTTCCGATATGCGAGATGTTTATAATGGTTTTGCCTTTGCTTATATCGGTGGATTTATTGCTTTGTTTATTCCCAGTTTATTAGTTGGTGGAGTGCTTTCATTTTTAGCTTTTGTTTTATTTTTAAAAGGTGGTAAATAATGAGTTGGTTTTTAGAAAATTGGCAAGCAATAGTTGGTACAGGAACAGTAACTACTATTATTAATTATTTAATAAACAAACAACAGCAAAAACAGCAATTAAGGGCTGGTAATATTGATAACGAAATCAAAGAAGCTGAGCAAGGATTAAAAGAGGTTGAATTGCTAAAAGAAACTATAACTGTTTATAAAGATGTTAATGCTGATTTAAAATCTGATTTGTCAGAAGCCAAAGAGATTATAAAAGAGTTTAAAATAAAAGATAAAAGGTATGAAGAATTAGAAAAAAAGGTTAATGACTTGTATACGCAATTAGCAATAGAAACTGAAAAATCAAAATTTTTAATTGAAGAAAATACAGAATTAAATCAAAAATATGGTAAATTAGAAAAAGACTACGAAGATTTAAAACTATTTTGTGAAAAGTTAAAAAGAGAATTGGAAACACATAAAAGAACAACAAAATGAGAAATATAGATTATATAGTAATTCACTGCACAGCTACTCAGCCAAACGCAACGAAACAATCAATATTAAATCATTGGAAAAATACGCTTAAATGGAAAAATGTAGGGTATCATAGATTAATAGATGCAAATGGTGTAATTCACGAATTAGAGAAATACGAAAACCCTACAAACGGAGTTAAAGGATTTAACTCTAATAGCATTCATTTTAGTTATATTGGTGGGATAGATGCTTTAGGAAAAGCAAAAGACACAAGAACTATCAAACAAAAAGAAAGTCTTTTACAGCTAATAAAACAAGCTAAACAACAATTTCCAAATGCTATTGTTCAAGGTCATAAAGATTTTAAAGGTGTTGTAAAAGCTTGTCCTTCATTTGATGCTAAATTTGAATATAAAAATTTATAAAATCCTTTCCCTTATTCATAAGGGAAACAAATGTTAAGAATTTAATAAACAACACATTAAAGTACTTAAAAATGCGTTAATGTTGGTTATTTCAAACAAATTACACCTTTTTGCTTATAATATCGGACATTGCATTATTTATAACCATTCTAAATTACTTGTAAAGTAGTGTTTATTAAATGTTTATTTATAGTTTTGATAAACCAAAAAAAAAATTATGAGTAATAAATCATTTAGGTTAAAAGATTTTGAGATAATTTCTTTGGGATTAGAAGTTACAGAATGCAAAAGGTATAGGTTAGACGAAAATAAACAAAAGCAATTATTTAAAATAAGAGAGTTTCACAATTCTAACTTTCAAGAAGTTAAAAGAACACTAAATAAAGATGGTGAAACAATATCTAAAGTCGAAAAATTAGTCCCAGATGCGCTAATTGACATTCCAGACAACCATCAAATAAAAAGAGTTTCTACAAACGTTTCCACAAAACAGCAATGGGTTATTACAGAGCCGATAAAAACTGTAAATATTGAAAAGGAAATTGATTTTTTATCAATATTTAAAGATAAAATTCAGTCTATAACCTTAAATTACCAAAAAGATTTTAATGCTATAACCTTATTTGACAGGTTAGTTTATACCGATGTTCATATAGGAATGAATGTAAATCAAAATGGATATGCTTTATATGATGGATTATGGAATGAAGAAGAATTAAATAACCGATTATCAATAATGGTTAATTATACTTTACAACATAAACAAAGCAATTATTTAATTATTCACGAACTCGGGGATTTTATGGATGGTTTTGATGGATTTACCACACGTGGCGGTCACGCTTTACCTCAAAATATGGATAACCAAATGGCTTTTGATACGGGTTTGAAGTTTAAAATAAGATTAATCGACGCACTTATTCCATATTACGAGGTTATTAATTGTGTAAATATTTGCAACGATAATCACGCTGGAAGTTTTGGTTATATTGTTAATTCAGCTTTTAAAACTTACATCGAATTGAAGTACCCCAACAAAATAGAAGTAATAAATCAACGCAAGTTTATAGACCATTACATAGTAAATAATCGTTGTTTTATATTAACTCACGGTAAGGATGATAAAAGTCTAAAATTTGGCTTTAAACCACAAATTGATGCTGTGCAAATTGAAAAGATAAAAAATTATATTGATGAATATAAATTGCATAACTTTGAAGTTGAATTTAGCAAAGGAGATAGCCACCAACTAATATTTGATTTAACAAGTTCAACGGCTTTTGAATATCAAAACTTTGGAGCGTTTTCTCCGCCATCGGATTGGGTTAAAACTAATTTTAAAAATACTAAAAGTTCATTTACAGTAATGAACTATTACGAGAAACAAAAAACAATTAATAACTACATTTTTTAAATGGAAAATTTTTGCGTAAAATATACTTATAATGGAAAAATATAAAACAATACACGAAAATAAGGTTATGATTAATCCGCCTGAGGATATTGAAGTAATAAAAAAGAAAATGGAGCGATTACTTCAACAAGGTAGAAATGATGAAAAATTAAATGAAAAATATCGTAACATTATTCAAAAATGTAAGTACTGCGGTCAAGTCAAAGGAAAGCACAAGTTAAGTTGCGGAACTCAAAAGGTAGTTGTAACTTTATCAGCGAACAAAGGTTAATAGTAGCTTAAATCCAAACCAGTAACCTTGAGATAACATCAATACCCATTAAGCTCGTCTGTTAGGGATTTTTTAATAAATAAATATATGAAAGCAAAATTAATATTCAATCTTCCAGAAGATAATTTGGAATTTAACCGATGCAACAAATCATTAGATATGGCGTTGGCATTGTTTGATATAAGTCAGTTAAGATTTAATTTAGAGATGGAAAACAAGCTAAATATTAAAGAAATGACAAAAGGTATAAATGATATTTATAGCAAGTACAATATTAACCTTGATGAATTAATAGAATGAAATTTTTAATTATTTTTGTGTTTTATGAAATCATAAGACATTATGCAATTAAATTTTGGTATAAACTAATAAGTAAAGGACAATGAGTGATATAACAATGTGTGAAGGCAAAGATTGTCCTTTAAAAGGTAGTTGCCAAAGATATAACGATAATCCTAATCAATCTTATTTTATAAAACCGCCTTATAGCTTTTTGAAAAAAAATTGTGATATGTATTGGGAAATCAAAAAAACTGAATTTAAAACTTTAAAAGAAATATTTAAAAAATGACAACAAGCGAAAATAACAACAACGATAACAGCATCATTATATTTATTATAGCAATAATTACAATAGTTTGCTTATGCTCTTGCTCCACCCGAAAAGTAAACAAATCAGAAACAAAAGTTGAAACAGTTTCAGAAACTACCAAAGTAGATACTTCCAAGACAGTTACAAAAGTTGATAGCAATACTAAAATAGTTGACAGTTCAACAAGTAATGAAATTGAGTACATTCCAATAGATAACACTTTACCTTTTACTGTAAATGGTCAAACGTTCAAAAACGTTAAAATAAAGCACTCAAAAAAGAAAAACAATATAAGTATAGACAAAACTAATAAAGTGTCTCAAATCGAAAATAAATATGTTTCACAAGGCAGTAAAGATAAAACTTCTAAAACAGTTGAGGTGAAAGTAAGGGAAAAGCAATCTTTCAACTTTTGGTGGTTGCTATTGCTTTTAATTCCAGCTTACTTTTGGATTAGAAAATACTTGAGTTAAGACTATCTTTCAAATCTTGCATTGTATATTT